ATGGGTAAAATCATGGGAGAGGATGATGTCTACATCAACAACCTCTTCGAGTTGCTGAATATTCGCTTCGCGCCGCCGCAGAGTGGCGCTCCGGAAGAGTTTGGCGGGATCGAGGAGATGGTCGCGCTGCAACAGGAATTTGCGATCTTCCAGAAGGGTCGCAGCTTCCAGAAAAGCGCTGCGATCATGAATCTCGGCGGTTTCTGGAACGCCCGGTCGAAGAACCGCTGGTACCGGATGCTGGCGGACCTCAACTCCTACGAGTCGAGTATCGACGGCATGAACGGCGACGAGGCGATCGTGTCCTCGCTGGTCGAGAACCTTGCCTCCAGCAAACCGTTGCCGGTCTACTTCAAGGCACATGATTCCCGCGTCGAGGGCCAGAAGCGCGTCCTGATCGAGAAGGGCCCGGTGAAGGGGTTCTTCATCGAGGCCGACTACCTGATCATCTCGCTGCCCATGAAGCCGCGATCAGCCTAGGCCGATCCGGTGGACGGCACGACAATCGAACCCGGTGGCGGGCAGGGCCTGCCACCGCACGCCGGACCGGGCGCTGGAGGCGAAGACGCGTTCGCCGATCTTCGCGAGACGGTGGATGCCTATTATTCGCGTCGACTCGCCCGCTTTGGTCCCACACCCCTGGGGGTCGACTGGAGTTGCGTGCCGACCCAGGAAATGCGGTTCGTGCAGCTGCTCAAGCTCTGTGATCTCTCTACCTCGAAGAAGCTTGTCCTCAACGACCTTGGCTGCGGCTACGGCGCGCTGCTGGCCTATCTGGGCTGGCGCCATCCCGACATCGCGCTCGATTATCTCGGCGTCGACCTGTCGGCGGCGATGATCGCGCAGGCGAAACGCCTGTGGCGCGGCCAGCCCGCGATCGCCTTTGCAACGGGCGGCGATTGCCCGCGTGTCGCGGACTATTCGTTCGCCAGCGGCATCTTCAACGTTGCGCTGGATGCGCCGCGGGACCGCTGGGAGGCCTATGTGGCTTCCGTCCTCGACAATCTGCGGGCGACCAGCCGGATCGGCTTTGCGGTCAACTTCGTCGCGGCGCGGCCCGCTTCGGCTGAGGCGAAGCCGGGTCTCTACAGTACCAGCCCGGAGCGATGGACGACCTACTGCGAAACTGAACTCCAGGCGCGGGTTGCACTGGTGACAGGATATGGCATGCGTGAATTCACTCTACTTGTAACCGTATAGGGGGAAATCTCGCAGGGGATCCATCATCGCTCGACCTTGCGCAAGCATCGGTTCGAACACGAACGCACCGGTCTGCTGGATGAGCCTGTCGGCTTCATCGAACAGATCCTCCGCCTCGAGTAGCCGCGCGGACCCATCGCGGGCAAGATAGGCCGCCCCCTTCACAAGCATGGCTCGGAGTTCGGGCATGCGGGCGGTAAGCGTCCGCGCGGCGTCGATCGCCTGGTCTGCAGCGGCAAGTGCTTGCGCTTCCTGGCCGGCCTGGAAGTGGCACTCCGCAATGACAGCCAGAGTATCCGCCGCGTGGTCGCGTGCGGCCTTCATCGTAACGATGGAAGTGAGCGCCCTTTCCAGATCCCGCAGGGCGGCGACTGGATCGCCACCGATCGCGGTCGCTAGCCCGTTGCAGTAATGGCGGAAGACCAACAGATACGGACTGCCGTGTCGCTCTGCGAGCGCCGCGACGGAGGCGGCGTGTTCGGCAGCCAGCGACGCGTCCTGCTGGAACCAGGCTAACTCGATCATGCCGAGATGCGAAATGAACAGCACCGTCGGATCGACGAGGGCCGGCTCGAGCGCGAGCATCTGGTCGAAGCAGGCCCGCGCCTCGTCCGGGCGTCCGAGATGGACGAGGATACGGCCCCTGAGGCTGAGCACCCAGTGCTCGACACTATAGCCGAGGAACTGGTGGTCGAAGGGCTCGATGGCCGGGATGCGCTCGAGCGCGGCGTCGTTGGCCGCCAGCGCCTTGGTGAACAGGCCCGCCCATCCATAGGCCTGGCTGAGCGAGGCGTTGAGCGTCGCGGCACGCCCGCGGTCGCCGGTCGGCTCCACCAGGGCCAGCGCCTGCTCGATCTGGGCGGCATAGTCGTCGGCCGGGCCGCCGCTGGCTCCGGCCAGCCGTGCCTCGACGAAGAGCAGCAGCGCGACCATCGCGTCGTCGGTCTCGCGGGCGATCTGCAGCGCCTCCGCCAGATAGGGCCGCGCTTCCTCGACGGTCACGCCCTCGCGCCAGCCGAGCCACGCGATCTGGGCGCTCGCCATGATGCGCAGCTGGTCGACCTCGGGGCAGCGGATTTCCCCGAGCAGCATCGTGCGGACCTTCCGCCAGCGCTTGATCGCTTCGCCGGTGCTGGTCGCGCCCACCCAGCGGGCTGCCCGCGCACCGAATGTCGCAGCCGCGAGCGTGTGGCCCGCCGCCTCGTGGTGATAGGCGATCAGGGCCGCGTCCTCGTCCAGCCTGCCCTCGGAATAGCTCTGCATCGCCTCCGCGACCGCGGCGTGAAGCACGGCCCGGCGCGACTTGAGCTGCGTCCGGTAGGCGACCTCCTGGATCAGCGGATGGCGGAAGGCATAGCAGCGGCCGCCGGCGCCCTGTTGCGGCTCGATCATTTCCGCTGCGCTCAACCGGTCGAGCGCCGTCTGGACGTCCGCCTGCGGTACCTCGGCGACGCTCTCCAGCACGTTGAGCGGAAACTGCTTGCCGATCATCGCGCCGATCTGCAGCACGGCGCGCTCGACCGGATCGAGCCGGTCGATGCGGGCGCCGATGACGTCCTGGACGGTCGAGGGCAGGGCGTTGTCGTTGGCCGGCGAGCCGAGCGTGTAGCTTCCCGGTGCACCCAGCAGCGTGCCGTTCTCCGACAGCGAGCGCACCAGCTCCTCCATGAAGAAGACGTTGCCACCGCTGCGTTCGGCGACGCGGCGGTGGATATCCTTGAGTTCCGGCCGGGTGCCGACCAGCGTGTCGAGGATCGCGTCGGTTTCGGTGTTGCTGAGCTCGGCCAGGAACATCGAGCGATAGTGCGGCGTGCGCATGAACGGCGCGCGATAAGCCGGCCGGTAGTTGAAGACCAGCATGGTCCGCGTCGATTCCACCGCCTCGACCAGCGCGGCGAGAAACTCGCCGCTCGCCGCGTCGGCCCAGTGGAGGTCTTCGACGATGATCACCGAGGGCTGACGGCCGATCTGCCGGACGAGGTCGCGCAGAATGTCCAGGAGCCGCGTCTGCCTAGCCTTGGGGCTGGCCAGGGAACGTTGCTGCTCGTCGGCAAGGCCGAGAAATTCGAACAGCAGCGCCCGGTCGGCCTCAAAGGTCGCGCCGATCTCGGTCAGACGCTCGGCAATCCGGTCCCGCGTCACTTCGGGGTCGTCGGACGAGGAGACCTGCAGGATCATCCGCAGGAAATCCAGCGCCAGCTGCAATGGCGTTGCGTGGCCGTAGGGTTGCGCTCGGGCCTCGTAGACTGGCAGGCCGCGCCCGCGGCACCATTCGGCGAATTCGTAGCAGAGGCGGCTCTTGCCGCTGCCCGGCGCGCCCTCGATGCCGGTAACACGGGTCTCGCCACTTTCGATGGCGCAAAGCGTGTCGCGCAGCGCGCCGATCTCGGTCGTCCGGCCGCAGAAGGCGGTGAGGGTGGCGCCGCGAAACTCGCGGCTGGCCGGACCGCGCCGCCGGGCCAGCAACTGGAACACCGAGACCGGTTCGGGAATGCCCTCCAGCCTCCGGGCTCCAAGCGAACCTGTGACGAAGCTCGAGCGGATGAGGCGATAGCTTTGTTCGGAAATGCAGATTCCGCCTGCGTCAGCCAGCGCTTGAAGCCGGCTGGCGAGGTGGATGGCCACGCCATGCGCATCCCGTCGGCCCTGCGGATCGGCGCCCGGCGGGCCAAAGACCACTTCGCCGGTATGCAGCCCGACGCGGATCTTCAGCCCGTCCTCGCGTTGGGCGAAGGCTTGCTGCAGCGCCAGCGCGGCCTCGCAGGCGAGAAAAGCGTGGCCTTCCTGGGCGCGCGGCGCGCCGAACAGCGCGAAGATGCCGTCGCCCATCGTCTGCACGACCGTTCCGTCGAAGCGCGTCACCGCGTCGCACATCGCCGCGATCGCCGGCCTGAGGCGATCCATCGCCTGCTCCGGGTCGAGCCGCGCCAAGAGCCGGGTCGAACTGACGATGTCGGCGAAGAGGATGGTGGCCTGCTTGAACTCGCCGCTCGCGGTCAGCTTGAGGGCGGTGGCCGGGGGCCGATCGGAAAGCCGGGTCCCGCAAGCGCTGCAGAAGGCCGCCGCCGCCGGGCTCTCCGCCGCGCAGCCGGGACAGGAGACGACAACAGGCTCCCCACAGTCTTCACAGTGGGTGCGGCCGGCCGGGTTCTCTGTGCTACAGCTGGGGCAGCGCATGGTTTCTTGCTGCTGACGATACGTAACCCGGGCAAATGACGCTTTTAGCCCAAGCCTGTCAACGTGGCAGAGCACAACGGCACATGCTCTCACGGCATCTGGCGAACCCCAGGTTGCGGGTGAGGGTGCGGAGCCCGGACCGGGAACTATTCCCGGTAGTGGGCTTCCGAAAGGATGCGTCGCAGCTCAAGGATCGCCGAGAGGCGACCCTGGTGAAACTCGCTGGCCGGTGCCTCACGCGAGTCGGCCTCGATACGCCGCTCGAGCGTATCGAGCACATGGGCGACGTGGTCGCCGGAATAGCTGTCGAAGAGGCGCGGCTTGAGCATGGTCATCGCGATTGCTTGCATCCTGGCGCTTGCCGCGCACTAGCGTTGGGTGCCGCAGACGTGGCTGCCGGCTCGTATGACCGCATCGCGACGGACCCACCCGCCGAGTGATCGAACCTCGACCGCCAGCCTACTTGGCGCTTGCGACGGTGTCCGTTCCCTGCCGATACGGCGCGAACGGTTCGCTTTTGAAGATCTCCTCGATCTCCGGCAGCGTGAAGGACGCATCATCCGTGTCGATCGAGAGGCTGTAGCGCGGAATTTCGTCGCCCTGCATCACGTGGCAGATCGCGTCGGCCAGCGTATCGAAGCGCTTGTGTGCAAGGCCGCCCTTGGGCAGCACGCGGCGGGCGGAGCGCGCCCAGAAGATGTCGGCGGGAAGGGTGAAGTCGATATCGTCCATGCGGGTGCCTTGTCCTGCTGTTGGCGACACGCTCGACTCACCTGAGCGACGCGCCGGATCGTATCCCTTATCTAGGGGACCCGTGCCGCATTGTCGCGTCCACTCGCAAACGCGGGTCCCATGCGACGGTGACAAACCGGCATTGCAGGCGGAGGACGGCCATGAAACGTCGGAGGGAATACCGACGCCGTCCGGCCGGGAGCGCGCCGTAGTTCGGCTCCACGTTCTTCTGTGACTCCCGTCGGTCCTCGGGTTGCCCCCGCCGTCGCGGCTCAGCCCTGGACCGAACGATAGGCAGCGAGGGCGCGGTCGCGCGCCTTGCCGTGGTCGACGATGGGCGCCGGATAGGTCTTCCCGAGAACGACGCCGGCTTCATGGAGCGTGCTTGCGGCCGCCGTCCAGGGTGCGTGGATGACGCGCGCCGGCAGGTCATTCAGTTCCGGAACGTACTGGCGGATATAGGCGCCGTCCGGGTCGAACTTCTCGCTCTGGGTGATCGGATTGAAGATGCGGAAGAACGGCTGGGCATCGGCGCCGGAACCGGCGATCCACTGCCACTGCGCGTTGTTCGAGGCGACGTCACCGTCGACGAGGGTATCCCAGAACCACGCTTCCCCCTCGCGCCAGTCAATCAGCAGGTCCTTGGTCAGGAACGACCCGACGATCATCCGCACGCGGTTGTGCATCCAGCCGGTCTGCCAGAGCTGCCGCATGCCGGCATCGACGATCGGATAGCCGGTCATCCCCTTCTGCCAGGCCCGCAGCACGGAACGGTCAGTCTCCCAGGGGAACTGGTCGAAGCGGGCGTTGAAGTTCTCCGTGCCGAGCGGACCGAAATGGTAGAGCAGATGGTAGCTGAAATCCCGCCAGACCAGCTCCTTGCGAAAGGTCTGGATCGCCTCCGGCCTGATCGTTTCGTCCTCGGCGGCGCGCGCGATAGCCGCATGCCAGAGGCGATAGGGCGATATCTCACCCCAGCGCAGATGCGGCGACATGCGCGAGGTCGCGTCGATCGCCATGCGGTCCCGCCCGTCGTCATAGGTCCCGAGGCGCTCGTCGCAGAAGGCTGTAAAGCGGCGGTGGGCTGCGGCCTCGCCGATCTCCCAGAATGAAGCCAGGCCACCGGACCAGTCGGGCTGCGTCGGGCGGAGCTGCCAGCTGTCGAGCGTGTCGGAGCGCGGCAGTTCATCGGGAATCGCCAGGCTGCGGGGTGGGTCGATCGGATTGCGCGGCTCTGTCTCGGAGACGTTCTTCCAGAACGGCGTGTAGACCTTGTAGTAGCCGCCGGTCTTGGTGGTCACACGTTCCGGCCGGTGGAGGATATTCGCGGTGAAGGCCCTGACGGCGACGTCGCCTTCGAGGGCGTCGGCCACAGCCTGGTCGACCGCGCGCCCGGCCTCGTCGTAACGGCGGTTGAACAACAGCGCTCCCGCGCCGACCGACCGGACGATGGCGGGGACCTCGACCGCCGCCTTGCCGCGGCGAAGCACAAGATCGGCGCCGATACCCTTCAACGATTGCGTCAATGCCGCCAGCGAATGATGCAGCCACCAGCGGTGCGCGCCGCCGATCCCACGGACGCCGTCGGTTTCGTCGTCGAGCACATAGAGCGGCACGACGGGTCGGCCGGTGCCGGCGGCTTCGGCCAGTGCCGGATTGTCGTCGAGCCGCAGATCGTCGCGCAGCCATACGACGATCGGACGTCGGTCGTTCGTCGATGCATCTCGGGTACTCATGCCTGTCCCTCTCGTCGCGGGCTTAGCTGTAGCAGGCGCGCGACGGGGCGAGGCGGGTGCGACAAAGCGCTGCCCGTCGCCGGAAAATCATCGCGGCGGGCATTCGATTCGATCAGTGATGAATGGACGGTGGCTCCCCGGGCCGGATTCGAACCAGCGACCGATCGATTAACAGTCGAGTGCTCTACCACTGAGCTACCGGGGAATACGCATGTCTCAGCGTTGGCGTGCCTATAGCAAAGCTATACCCGACTTGCCAAGCCGCGCCGGGCAAAAAACCGGACGGGGCTGCAGTGCCAGGATGTTTTGTCCTGCCGCCCGCAGACCCCATGTGAGGCAGAGCAGCAATTGAAGGGACGGGCAGAGCCCGGCGCGACGCATGACTGACCGCGAGGAAGAGCCGACGGTGCCGGGCACAGCACCGCAGCGCATTCGGCTGTTCGGGCGAGACTTCACGCTGCCGGCAAACCGGGCAACCCGCGTCAGCCTGGGAATCGCCTTGACCATCGGCGGCATCCTGGGCTTCCTGCCGATCCTCGGCTTCTGGATGATCCCGCTCGGCCTCATCATCCTGTCGGTTGATTTCGCGATCGTCCGCCGTGCCCGGCGCCGGACGGCCGTGAAATGGGGCCGCTGGCGCGCCAACGGCAAGGCGAACAACGTTGAGCAGCAGCCCCGTACCGACGGCGGGAAAACGTCGGCTGGCCTGCCTCGGGACCCGAGCGACTGACCGACGCCGGTCAACGCAGCCGGGTTGGCCGCCAGATGACGATGCCCGGCCGGCGGTCACGTTCGATCTCCTCCGCATTGACCTCGCAGTCGCGAAGCCGGCATTCGCGGCATCTGAACGGCAGCCGATCAAGCGCAAGGGCCGGATCGGCAACACTTGCAAGGTCGCTCGCCAGGAAGGAAGCGGCATGCCCGCATCCCCGACATCGCGCCGTCACCAGCATTTCCGCCCGGGCGGCTTCGCCCACTGTTCGTTTTGCCACCATCCCTGCGAACTGGTACAAAGCATGAACATCGTCAAGCCGAAAAAGGCTCGGGGCACTGGAGCGCCTGTCTCGGCACCCTCAGCGGACGATTTCGTCGTTCACGCGCTTCCAGGAGGGCGTCCAGGGGCCGACGCCATTGACGGGCGCTGGTGTCTCGAACGAAACCGTCGACTTCATCTTCGGCTGCGCCTGGTAGGCCAGTGGCTGGCGCGGCTGCGGCTTCGGCCGCGTGGCGTCTTGCGTTTCGACGTTCCGGTCGGTGCCATAAAAATTGCCGAAGATCCCGTCGCCCGTCGAGGCGAACTGGGCAGCGGCCGGATTGGGGGCGGCGATTGCGAGGGCAAGGCCGGCTGCGAGGAGCGGAAGCGTTTTCATCCTGATCATCCTTCGTTGTCGCATTGGCAATCGTAGCGGGTTCCACCGACGGATCATGTGCGGTGCAACACAGCAGCTTCTCGTCTCGCTGGCGAAGGTCGATCTCCTGGCCGAGCGGGCGGACGTGGTGATCCGGGCGAACTCCGGTCTCGATCAAAATCGCGACCTGATCGCGCGCCGGCTCGGGCCTGTCGCCATGGTGCTGGCCGCCAGCCGTGCCTTTCCTGCCGCCCATCCGCCGATCGCCGTGCGGGGACCTTTCGGCGCTGCCGACCATCACCTACCCGAAGGCCGCCGATCAGGATCTCTGGGAATATTACGACCCGGACGGCGCGCCGACGCGGATCCGCCACGAACGCCGGATTATCTGCAATGAATTCGCGGTGACGCGGGAGGCCGCGGTCGAGGGGCTCGGGGGCGCGATGCTACCGGAAGCGATCTGTTTGGATGCCTTTGCGGCCGACGGGCTCGAACGGGTGCTGCCGAAACATCACGCCGGCGACTCGGCAATGTACCTGCTGTCACCTCGCGGCGCGGCATGTTGCCCGCCGTGAAGGTACTCCGCGACGATCTGATCGCCACGCTGCCCGGAGAGATGCGGCCGAAGCGGGCAAGTCTGCAGTCCCGGTCGTCGGCCTGAGGCCATTCTGCCCGCCGGTCAGCTTTTCGGCATAAGGGAGGGGAAAAGCCGATCGGCACCACGCCAATCGGTTCGGTCAGTGGTCGAAGCTGTCGTACCAGCCGTTGTCGTTGGCCGGCGACTTCGACCGGCTCTCGAACGGATCGTGGCGGTCTTCCGGGCTCAGCGGCGGCTTCTTGCGCGACGCGTCGGTCTTGGCGTTGTCGGTCTGCATGGGCTTGGCCCGCTCGTCTTGGTGATGTCTGGATCACTCCCTGTACGCCGACCAGCCAGACCAATGGTGTTCGCTGCGTCACACACACGACGCGATCCGGCAAAATCCCGGGCGATGGCCGGTTTCCGGCGTCGGTTTCCGGTCAATCTTCGTGAAGGCTGCTTACCGCGCGTGACTTGAGCGACCACCAGGCGCCGGATCCGCGCACACCGTCCTTCCCTGAAAGTCCATAAACATCGGCGACGCCGAAACTGGACGAAAGCCAAGGTCCGAGCAGGTGGCCGATACAGGCAAGGGGACTTCAATCTCCTGCGACCTCCGCCGGCACCTCGCCGTGCCGCACGAGCACGATCGGCTCTTCCAGGACTTCGCCCGTCTCGACGTCGACGGTCTGCTCGACAGCCACGACGCCGACCACATTGCCGAGTCGGGCGCCGTCACGGTCAGCTCGAAGCTTGGCTTCCGCAGCCGTCTTGAACTGCATGGTCTGCCCGTTCATGAGCCGGCGTCCCTGTTTCACGAATTGCTGCACGACGAAGAGCTTGCTGACGGGCATGGATGATTCCTTCGGCCGGGAGGGCAGGGCAAGCCCGGCCATATCACGTCGGTGCCGAACGCCCGACAGTCCATGCGAAGGGTATTGCCGAAACAGAATGCCACAACTTTTTCAGCGTGTGGCCAGGCTCGTTTTACCACACCGAATTCGGCGATCAGATCGGATGCCCGAGTGTGGCTATGGAGGCCTCGGAGGGAATCGAACCCCCGTGCAAGGATTTGCAGTCCCCTGAGGACCATTGATTTAATTGAGATTTATGGCGCCATGTCGCGTCCATGTCGCGTCAAGACAGAAGGGCAGTTGCTGCGGCTGCCAGTTCGTCTTCAGCGTCATCCCTCGGGAACAGATGTCCATAGACGTCCATCGTCATCACGATCGATGCGTGGCCGAGCCGCTCCTGGACCATCTTGGCCGGCAGCCCGAGACCGCCATCCTCCCGGCGATTGATGCACCAGGAGGCGTAGAAGTGCCGAAGCGAATGCAGGCCGGTGTATTTCGCGGCCATGGCCGGCTCGCCTTTCCTGACTTCGCCCGTGGCGACCACGACCCCGGCTCGGATCATGGCGGGGATCAGCCCCGAGCGGACGATGCTGGCATGTGTCCGGGATGCGCCGTCATCATTGCCGAAGACGAGGAGGGAGTTGCCGCCGCTCCTCAGCCGATGTTCCTTCAGCGCATTCAAGACGAGAGGCGGGACGGGGATCTTGCGCGTGCCGGCTTCCGACTTCGGGGCCCCGACCACGCCATAGGCATCGATCCGCTGGTTCACGCTGATCAGGTTGCGCTTGAAGTCGACGTCCTGCCAGCGGAGCCCGCGAAGCTCTGAGGAGCGCATGCCGCTGAAGATCGCGGTGATCAGCAGCGGGCGCCAGGCATCGTCCAGGGCACCGACAAGCGCCTTGATCTCCTCGCGAGTGGGAATGTCTACCCCGACCTCGATACGTCCCTTCTGGCGCCGCTCTGCTCGCCGGTCGCGTCCCTTCCGGCCGCTGCGAATATCGCGCACCGGGTTCCGAGTAGCGAGCCCGCGCTCGCTGGCGTCCGACAGGATCGATCCAAGAGACGTCAGCACCTTCCGCGTCATGATCGCCGACCGGCCGTCCCTGCGCATCCGGTCTTCGAAATCCCGGACGGTCGGCACGGTGATCTTCGATAGGAGGGTGCTGCCGATCAGGGGCTTGATGTGGATGTCCAGATGCGACCGCCGCTGCTTCATCGTCGACTGCTCGAGGCCGGCGTTCAGACCCGAGGTGATCCAGAGCTCGCCCGCGGTCTCGACCGTCACGCTGGCGCTGTCCGCGACATGGATTCCTTCCCGGACCTCGACCGTCGCAGTGGCGGCGAAGGCGTCAGCAGCCTTCTTGAGCTTGAAGGATTTCAGCCGGCGCTTGCCGGCGCCGTCCACGTAATCAACGACCCAGGCGGTTTTCGCCTCGCCCTTCGCTGTTGTCCAGGAGCGCTTCCGGACGCTCACGGCTCGACGTCCTTCTCGTCGTCGAGGTCGACCGCCGATATCCGTTCATAGCGCGCTTTCAAGCCGGCTTCGTAGCCTTCCCGATATACCTCGAACTGTTCGTCCGACATGGCGTCGCCGCGCTCGAGCCGTCGCACCATGGAGCGCCATTCCGGATCCAGCGGATACTTCGCCGTGGAGCGCCCTGTGGAAAGCGCTTCGATCTCGACTTGATCAAGACCGTGTGTGCTTAGCTCGGCTTCATCGTCGGCGAATTCCTCTTCCCAGCGATCGAGCCGTAGCCTGATCCGTTCCCGAGAATCTTCATCGACGCCTTGAATTGTCCCGTCAGCGATTGCTCGGACGGTATCAAGGAGTTCGCCGGAAAGTTGGCTCAGAGGAGTTTTTTCCGCACCCGCCTTCAATATCCTCAGCAGGTCGAGGATGTAGGACACCCTGCTTTCGATTCCCACGGGCTCAGGGAATTCATTTTCCAGAATGCGGATGATCTCTTCGTTCATGGAGCGGCCCTGAAGCTCCGCGTAGGCCTTTACGCGATCCCGCAAACCCGGCGGAAACCGCAGCATGTACTGATCCGCGCCGCGACCCGCTTTCGCCATTTCCCCTGATCCCCAAATTTACCCTAGCACTGTCTTTGGTCGCGCTTGACGTCAACCATAAGACGGTAGTACCCCTATTACCGTCTTATGAAGAAAGGGTTACGGAAAATGACAAAATCTGAGGAAGCTTCGCTCGATCTCGTTTGGGGCATCGCAGCCATCGCGAAAATGATCGGGAGGAACGAGCGGCAGACGTACGACATGCTCGCGTCCGGCCATTTGCCGGCGAAGCAGGTCGGATCGCGATGGGTCGCCGAGCGCGGCAAGCTGATCGCCTTCTTCATGGAGACCGCAGCGTGAGATGGCTCGATCCGCTTCAGGCCCGGTTCTGGGGCATGGCGCGCTCGGCGCGTCATCGACAAGGCGAAGGCTCGGACAAGCTCAATCGTCCGGCGCTCGCAGGATCGGAGGGCGATCCTTTGATGGCCCTTCAGAAAGCAAAAGGCCCGGCCGAGGGTGCAGCCTCGCCGAGCCATGGTCCCAACAATCCCCGAGAGGAGAACGCTGTGAACAGGCAGCAAGATAACACCGCCGGCGCCAGGACGCCAGCCGGTCCCGACGCGATCATCGATGCCGTCAACCGGCTCGAGTCACCGTTGTGCGACGCCGTGAATATGGCGCGGGTCGTCAGTCAGCTGATCGAGCACGTCAATTATGAGGAGGTGCTCGGGCAACGGTGCCTCGTCATCCAGCACAACTCAGCCGAGGCGCTGACGTTCGCGATCTATCAGACGCAGGCGCTATTCGAAGCGGCGCACCTTGCATGGGACGACGCGAACACCTTCGCCTTCAGCCAGCGGAGGGCGTCATGACCGGCACCACCTACCGAGACGCAATGTTCGAAGTTGAGGGCCCGATCTACGAGGCGCTGGATCACGCTAACGCGCTCCAATGCTTCTGCCAGCTGACCCTGGTCGAGGACGGCCACGTCCTATCCGATGAACAGAAGGCCGCGTTCATTCACCTGATCGGCGAGAACTATGCCGCCAGCGGCCGGGTCGCTACCGAGTGGTCGAACGGCTGGAACGCGGCCGTTAACGCAGAATATGCGGAGCCGGCGCAGGATCCGATGCTGGCGCTCGTCATTCGGTACGGGAAGGGCGTGGCCACCTACGGCGCCTCCGGCGATCTGCCGGACGAACAGAACGAGGCGCTGGCGGCCGCGACGTGGCGTGCCTCCTACGATCGCCTCTGCACGGCGCCTCCAGCACCAACGACCAATGCCGGCGCGATCGAGGCCATCCGCCTCGTCCGCAAGGAATCTGTTGGCGGCGGCTATCAGCCGGCGCTGATCGAGAACGTCCTGACGGCGGTGACGGTCTTCCTGGAAGGGAGGGCCGCGGCATGATCAACCGAACACGAGAGGAAGTGCTCGACGAACTCGCCAAGGTGGCGGCCGAAGCCATGGCCCGTGGCGAGGACGGCATGAAGGCTGTCGAGGACATGGGCGTACCGACTTCGATCGCCGCTGAGGCATGGGTGATCGCGGACCGGGCGGAAGCCAAGAGATGGTGGCAGCGGGTCGAGCGAACGATCGACGGCGAAGTTATCCGCAAAGCGATCGGGGGTAAGGCATGAGCACCGTCGTCGCATTCAACCCTTCCCACGTCCTGATCTCCTCCGGTCGATGCACCGGGGGAGACGACCGCCACCTGATTGGGCGGTGGGTCCACATGGTTGATTTCGTCGATGAGGAGGGAGGTGTCCTTCACGACTATGTCGGCACCGACTGCGCCAAGGCCGACGAGGCTGCCGTTGCCTGGGCCCGCGACGTCGGCTGCCGGATCATCGACCGCTCGTCTCAGGAGCCGGACCGATGAGCGCAAAGAAGCAGAGGCCCCAGCGGGGTGATCCAATCGCGAAGGATGCGAGCGAGAGGGACATCTCGGCCATCACCGGCATGTCGAGGCGCAAGATCTGGCAGGCGAAGAAGATCGCCGAAATCCCAGAGCATGAGTTCGAGCGGATGGTCGAGAGCGACGATCCACCGACTCAACCTTCTGGAGGTGGCTCACCAGCGAGCCAGGTCGAGCCGCCACGAGCAGAAGATCTGCCCGCATTGCGGAGGTGAGCTATGACCACCATCCCAGCCGGCGGCAGCACCGGCTACGATCACGAGCACAGTGCGGCGATCACTGAGGCCAATTCGATCAGAAGGAGATCGATGTGAGATCGTTCGCCGCCATTCCGCCTGTCGTCTGGCAGATGGACATCAAGAAGCTCCGCGGCGACCCGACAGCGATCGCCGTCTACTACCACCTGACGACCAGTCCGCACTCGACAATGATCGGCATCTACGCGCTCGATCTGCACTACCTGTCGATCGATCTGGGGATACCCTTCGAAGGGGCTTCGAAGGGGCTTCGAAGGGTCATTGAGGAGGGTTTGGCTTCCTACGACGAAGAACACGAGATCGTCTGGGTGCACGAGATGGCGATCTCGCAGGTGGCGCCGAGACTGAGCCCGAAAGACAACCGCGTCTTGGCCGTCGCCAAGCAGCTCGCGCAACTTCCTATCTGTCAGATAACACTCGCTTTTTATGCCCGCTACCGGGACGTCTTCAACCTTCGTGATGCGCTCTGTCTGGAGGATTTCGAGCGGTCGTCGGGAAGGGGCTTCGAAGGGGCTTCGGAGGGCCTTCGAAGCAAGGAGAAGGAGAAGGAGAAGGACCAGGATCTAGGAGAAGGACAAAACAAGATCCGCTTCGACGATGAAAGGTTAGTGCCTACGCGCGAGGCTTTCGACGCGCAGGAATTCGCGTTCGAGCCGAAGCCGTCGCTGGAGGAGAACCGCAAGTTCCTCGTCCAGATGGGCGTACCTGCGCATCGAATGGAAACAGCCCTTCAGCGGCTGATCCGGGAAGCGCTGTTCCCCTGCGACATTGCCGAGTGGAAGACGGAGGTCCGCAATGGCCGAGCAGCTTGATCTGTTCTCCTGGGCCGCGGCTCAACCGTCGAACGTGATCGACGCACTGCCGGCGCTGATCCGCAAGGCAGCGATGGAAACGGCCTACCGGATCCCACGACCGAAGGGTGACGGGGTCATCACCGAAATTCGGAGGATCGCATGAACTCCCTCGTCCACATCGAGCCCGGCCAGTGGGTGCTGGCTTACAAGGAAGGATATGGTCCTTTCCCCGGCAGCGGCGAACTGCGCGAGGCGCTCGATCGCCTCGTCTATGAAGGATCGGGCTGGACCTGCCTCAACCGGCCGGCCGATCAGTTCGACGTCCTCCATGTCGCACGCGTCATGCCGAAGACGTTCACGGTCCTCGATGAGCCCGGCCGTCGCTTCCGCGATCAAGTGGTCGCCGCGGCGTCGACAGAGGGCGAGATCGTCGCGTTGCGCGACAAGCTCTTCGGCATCGGGGTCGCAGCCGATCGCGCGATTGAGGAAGAGACGGCCCGGGTGATGGCCGAATTTGCTCGGAAGACCCGAGCCGATGGGCTGGCCAAGATCCACCGCGCTCTGCCGCACATTTTCGGGAGGGAAGCATGAGCGCCTCGACCAACATGCCCGATCCTGGCGACGTGCCGGTCCTCGACTGGCTCGACGTCGATCTGCTCGACGTGGATCCTCTGTACCAGCGGCCGGAGGATGAAAAGCGGGTGGCGAAGATCGCCGAGGGCTTCCGCTGGGACCGGTTCGGCGCGCTCGTCGTCGCTCCAAAGGAGGGCGGCCGCTTCAGCATCATCGACGGTCAGCACCGGGCGCGCGCCGCGCAGCTGCACCCGAGCGTCACTGTCGTGCCGGCGGTGATCATCACGGCCGACGGGGTGGCCGAGGAGGCGGCGAGCTTCGTCGGCATCAATGCGAAGCGGAAGAACACCAGCGCGCTCGAGCTGTTCTTCGCCCATCTCGCCACCGGCGACGAGGATGCGGAAACAGTTCGCCAGGTGTGCGAACGGGCCGGCATCAGGATCCCGAAGCACCCGCAGGTCTACAAGCCGGGTGACTGCATCGCCGTTGCCGCCATCCAAGCCATCATCGGCCGGCGGGGCGCCATGCGGGCCCGGCAGCTCCTCGAGATCCTCGCCAAGGCCGAACTGGCGCCGATCACCGCGACGCACATCAAGGCGGTGGAGCACCTGATGATGGCCGACGAGTTCTGCGGCGTCATCGATGGCGAGGACCTCACGGCGACAGTCCTCGCGATGGGTACCGCGGCCGACGCCGAAGCGAAGCGGTTTGCGGCGACCCACGGCTGCCCGGCGTGGAAGGGGCTCGCCTCGACGTGGTTCCAGCGGTGCAGGAAGCGGAGGAGGGCGGCATGACCTACCAGCTTCCTCAATCGCTCGTCGCGCTCCGCAGCAAGCTGGTCAGCCTCGGCGCCGACGTCACCGCGTTCAAATCCGAGCGCCAGGCGGCGTTCATGGCTCAGCAGCTGCTCGGCACCCGGCTCAAGTTCCCGCCGAAGGGCACGTCGTGCTTTACACTTCTGCAGCGGATGGAGAAGGCCGCAGCCGACGCCGCGAGCACATCGGGCAAGTCATCTGCCCGCTCAAATCGGACATCTCTGGTCACCAGCTCAAAGACCAAGCGCGGCAAGGTCTCTCGGCCGAAACCGCCGCGGCCCGTCGCCACCTCAGCAACGGACTTCGACACGGGCCTCGTCGTCTTCTGCGACGGCGGCTGTGAACCAAACCCGGGCTTTGGCGGCTGGAGCTTCGTCGTCTATCGCGACGATGTCGAGATCCACGCCCAGCACGGCGGCGCGGCCGGTACCACGAACAACGTCATGGAGATCACCGCCGCGCTGATGGCGCTGCGGTGGTTCGTGGAGCGCCGCATCGTCGAGCCGGCCCGGCTGATCTGCGACAGCCAGTACGTCGTGAAGGGCTGCAACGACTGGCGGCACGGCTGGAAGAAGAAGGGCTGGCGCCGCGGTGTCGAGAAGGAGCTCGCCAACGTCGATCTGTGGCGGGAGCTCGACGTGGCTCTGACCCTGGTGCCGATCACGCTGGAATGGGTGAGGGGACACAACGGCACCGCCGGCAACGAGCGCGCCGATGAACTGGCGGCGATCGGCCGGGACGGTGTCCTGGAGCAGGTCCTCGACGTGGAGCGAGACCGCGCTTCACTGGGATATGCCTCCCGAATCCAGGATGAGATCGAACGGGAGAGGGAGGCCGGATGACGAACACCGCTGTCCTCGCTCTCCTGTCAGAATACGGCATCGAGGTGATCGGGAAGTCCGCATACCCAAGACCGGGTCAAACTCGGGCACCGGAGACCGTGGGGCGCATCCTTCGGCGGTTCGGGGAGGATCACGTCCGGATGGTCCTGTCAACGCTGGCGGAGACGGCAAACAACGGTCTGTGCATGGACGAGGTCGGCTTCTGGGCGGCTTCCGACATGATCCGGGCCTGCTCGTCCATCATCGAGAACGACGCAACAGCATTCCTCGAGCTGTTCGACGCGACCCCGGTGGGTGAACTGCAGCTGGTGACCCGCGACCTATCCGGCATCGTGCACCAGCGGCCGGCACTAGTCGGGATGCTCTACGAACGGGCCTATCGGCGGTTTGGCCCGAACGCCGGACAATTGGACCTTCTCGACGATCGGAGACAAGCATGAACGAGGCAGAGATCGCGGAACGGTTCATAGCCGCCGCGGAGACTAACCGGAAGCGCCAGGTGAAAGGGACGAAGCCGACGGAGTACGGCTCTGCCATGCCTGAATACGTCCGTACCCGCGCCGACATGAACGGCTGGGGCCGAAGCCACGGGGATCATCTGCTGCCCGGTGACGATCCGTTGGCAGAGGAGCGGCGGCGGTTCTGGGAAGGCGAGACCACCCGGCCAAGCGCGGCTGCCATCTCCTGCCTAGAGCAGTGCGAGCGCTGGACCGCAGTTCTCGTTTCCAGTCCCGACAATCGACGTGCGCTATGGGCATGGGCCAAATCGAAGGCCGGCGGGCAGACCTTCGCGTCGTGGTGCTTCAAGGTAGAGGGCATCCATCCAGAGACCGGGCGGCGCCGAAAAGATCGGGCAATCTCGCAAATTGCATCGGCTTTAGGCGGCAACGTGTTGCAGCATAAGGAAATGCAGGGTTCAGGGGTGTTGTTCGAAGGGGCCATTTCGGCATACTTTGCAGATACGGTCGAGGATGAAGCGCCCAAGGGGCCCAGAGACTTCTCCTGGCGATCCGACCCAGCACTCAGACCGGTCGACGATCCCGCAAATCGCGATACGAGATGGGCAGAGCGTCAAACGGAGCGCCGCCGGCAAATGGCCGAGCGGCCCGATCTAAAAAGGGGCCGCTCAGCCTGAACGGCCCCTTTGGGTTTCCCCTTAGAGCGTGCCGATTTCGACCTGCTCGTCGGCCGCATACTCCGGGGCCGATGATGCGTCGAACTCCGGCAGTGCCTCGATGTCTTCATCGGTCATGCCGCGAAGGAGAAGCTCGTCGCCCCGCATGGACATGGCGTCCAACGGCAGTGCGACCTCACGCTCGCCAAGTCCGAGGAACCCACCTTCGGCCAGCACGGCGTAGATGCGCTGGTCGACGAACACCAGACGCTCGACCTCACCCAGGTCCTCGTCGGCGCCATTGACGACGTTGCGACCGATGATCTCGGATGCGGCGACCTTCGTCGGCTCGCCGGCCTCCAGCGGTTCATCCCCGGCACGCAGGCTGGCGAACTGGTCCTGGCCCTGCGGCTGGCCGGTGGCAGCGGCGCCCTCCGTTGCGGCGCCACCCTCAGCGGCGGTAGCGCCCTGGGTTGCAGCGGCGCCCTGCGCTGCAGCAGCGTTTCCGTCCATCTTTTCCACCTGGATGTCCGGCTCGCCCGACTGAGTGTACTGGATGTTCGGCTCGCCGGTCTCGGAGAACTCGATCTTCGGCTCTGCCTGCTCGTAGCTGACAGCCGGCTGGCTTTCCTCGATGTTCACCGTAGCGCCGTCAGAATCGCCGCCTTCCTGGGTCACGATCGGCTGGCCCTGCTGAACTTGGATGTTCGCGGAGCCCTGCTCCTCGACATCCACCGTCGGCTCCTCGACCGCAATCTGCGGCTGGCCCTGCTCGACAGAGACTTTAGGCTGCGCCTGACTGACCGAGACCTGCGGCTCAGGTGTCGTGACGTTGACCTCGGGATCCGGCATGCGGACGATGATCTGCGGCTGCGGCTGATCGATCGTGATCGTCGGACGCGGCATCTCGACGCGAATGGTCGGCTGCTGCTGACGTACGATGATTTCCGGCTGCGCCTGCTGGACCGACACCGTCGGATCTTCCTGACTGACGGAAACCTGCGGATCGGCCTGGTCGACGGTGACCGTCGGCTCAGGCTGCGTCACGACGATACGGCCACCGGTGGCGGATAGATCGGCGCCTTCATTTTCCTGAAGGGCACGTTCGGCTTCTGCAAGCCACGGGCCGCAAACGGCCGGATCGTCCTGCTCCACCACCTGCCGGGCACCGACGACGAATTCTTCGTTGAAGAGCTCGGCATTCTCATCGTTGAGGGTGCGGAGGTTTTCACAAGCCTCAACGTTAGCCTCGGTCTGCGCAGCATCCTGTGCATACGCGGACGCTACCAGTGCGGTCGTACCGAGCAGCGACGCCGCGATCACGGATGTAAAGCGATAGGACATTTTCCTGATCCCTGTTGTTGTTGATGATGGTCGATAAAGAGGCGGTGCGGGAGACGGTTCCACAAAAAGCCGCAACTGGTTGAGCACCAACCGATCGAATCGCCGGGCTGTTTGCCTCGCTGGCTCACGCTGGCGGTCGGTGGGACGACTGGCAGTTTCGAGGGGCAGCAAGCATGTCGCACGAGTAGGGAGCGGGTACGCCAGCTTTCGCGGCCCCACGGATTCGTCCCTTGCCCGCTCCCGTCCTAGTGCCTCATAGCTGCGGCTGCTCGTTTGGCACGATCGAGCCCGTTGAGCAGGCCGACAACCTCCTCAGCCTCTTCCATGTCCATCAGGATCATCACCTGGTCATTCACGACCGCGGGCAGGTCGGTGAAGATGTCGACGACGCTCCATGTGCCGTCCGGATCCTTGCGAAGCGTGTAGCGATCGTCGGACATGGTTTTCGTCCATTGGATTCGTCGGCCTGGAATTAGGGCAGCCACAAGCGGGGAGCAGGACACAATGCTAGCCCTGCACCTCGCCGGCTCCTCGATCGAGATGGAAGCCTCCGGGCTCACCACCACGCTCTTCGGCGACGGCAGCTTCGTGAAGGCATGGCCCGGCGATAGTGCCGAGGACCGCGCCCGCGCCGTCTCTCTCGGCTATGCGAAGGACGACGCGTCCCTGACATGGGATGACCTGGTGCAGATGAGCCGGGAGCACGAGGCAGGGCACGCTATCCTCGCCCATGTCCTCGGCCTACCGCATTCTCTGACGGTCAAGGGTGTCGCCGCCGGAGCTTACTGGCCGCACTGGCAGGCTGAGGAGAGCGCGGTGCTTGGGCTGCAGCGATATGCGCGGCTGGCCGGTGTCGATCTAGTCGAGGTGGCGCGGCGGATACACGCTGGCGGGCTACCAATCCCAAGGCTGTAGCCCGCAGGGAGGTTATTTCCCGACTTTGCCGTCGGAAGATGGCGCAGACGCGGAATTGGGGTGGTCGGGCCATCCCAAATTCTCTTTCTTCCAGCCGGCGTGCACAGCATGTGCCATGGTCTTGGTGCGGTTTCGGATTGATGAACTCGACGGCGCGAACCCTGGGTTGTCAAGGGTAGCCTTGTAGCCTTGGACATCCTCGTACTGCGCGCGATCGCGGAGCAACTCAAAGATGATCGCTTCCAGGTTTTCTACGCGGCGATGAAGCCAAGCGATGCGGAAGTCGCGCTTGTCGTCGCCGGTAGCCCCGTGAGGGGGCAGTTGCTTGTCCTCGAAGATGGCCATTATTCGATTCCTACCTCGTTTGCAGCGCGGAGGCTCGCATGCCCTGCCGCCCCTGTGAAGTGCGCCTCCGCATTCGAGCCGAGGCCGAGGCGCGAGACGGCATCAAGGGCGTGCTGAAGGAGATCCGATGTCCCTGATGCTCACCGTCCGCGGCAACGGTCTCCCGCGCCTAGAGGATGCCGTCGAAGCACTCGGCGAGAAGAAAGCCCGCAACGCCTACCGTCGCGCCATCAACGAGGCCGGACGCGACACCAAGACACCAACCCAGCGTGCACTCGCCGAGCAGACGGGGCTGAAGGTTGGCGTTGCCCGGAAGGCGCTGAGGGTGAAGAAGGCCAGCGCATCCGATCTGCAATACGAGCTGCAGGGCAAGGGCGGCTTCATCCGGTTAAAGTACTTCGGCGCCAGAGAAACTCGTAGGGGTGTCAGCGCCGCTCCCTTCGGCCAGCGCCAGGTCTTAGCGCACACCTTCATCAAGGGCGGCCTGTTCCCTGGCCGCAAGGAGCTGGGCTTGGGCGGCCAGGTTTTCCGCCCGACCCGCGGCACACGATGGGGCCGAGACTTCGAAACGATGAAGTCAGACGTCCGGATCCCCGACGAGATGGTGAAGGGCGCGACAGCGGATGCGTTCCAGCGGATAGGCCAGGCCAAGCTGAGCGAGAAGGTCGCTCGGCACATCCGGCTCGTCACCAAGGGGGTGCTGACGTGACCTGTGACGGGGTGGAGTGCAATGCAGCATACCCCCCCGGATCAGGGACCGTGCCCATCGAAAATGGCCCTATACGGCGGCGACCCGCCGAATTCGTCTAGGTGCCGACCTCTAATTGGTGCCCGCAAAACCTTGCAGCGTAGGGGATTCAGAAATCGCTGGGGACGACTGATCGCGCCGTCGGGCTTCCTCGCGAAATTCAGGAAGTGGCGGGCGATGTTCGGACGGTTCAGGAATGGCTGAAGGCATCTCAATCCGCGAGTTCGCAAGGCGTGACGGGTGCGACGACAGCATCGTCCGCCGCAAGCTGAAGAGCGGCCATCTCGTCGCCTTTACAGACGGTTCGCTCGATCCCGCTTTAGTCGGAACGGACTGGCGAACGCGAACGCGGGCAGGTGCGGGCACTGCGGGCAAAAATGCCGCGGCTGCCCGCAAGGAGCAGAAGGCGACAGAACCTGCGCGGGAGTTCAGTCTTGACGGCCGGTCGGTGTTTTCCAAGGCTGAAGCGGAGCGGATCAAGGAGAACAGCCTCGCGCTGATGCGGCGGCTGGAACTGGACAAGGCCATCGCCGCAGTCGTCGAGATAGACGACGTCGTGATGGCCGTCGTCGGGGAATACAGCTTGGTCCGCAACAAGCTGCTGAACATTTCATCGAAGATTGCGCCCCGTGCCGCGGCTCTTCGATCGGCGGAAGAAATCAAAGCGCTGATCGACGGTGAGATCGCGACCGCGCTCGAGGAGTTGACGCTTGACGGTCATGGAAGCGTTGGCTCTGACGAGTTACGAAGAGACATGCAGCGGAGGCTTGCAAAGGCTTCGTGACCGACTTCGGCGGGGCCGGGCGGAGGCACTCAGTCGCCCGCCGATCCTGACGCTGAGCGAGTGGGCTGACGAGTTCGCCTATCTGTCGCCTGAGACGAGCGCGGACGCCGGCAAGTTCGTCGCCTTCGCCTATCAGAACGGCATGATGGACGCGGTGACCGATCCGTCGGTGCGCCAGATCAGCGTGATGAAGAGCGCCCGCGTCGGGTACACGAAGATCCTCGACCACATCGTCGGGTACTTCATTCACCAGGACCCTTCGCCGGTTCTCGTGGTGCAGCCGCGTGTCGAGGACGCGGAGGATTATAGTCGGACAGAAGTCGCTCCCATGCTGCGCGATACGCCCGTGTTGGCGGAGATCGCAGGCGATCTGAAGGCGAAGGATTCCAATCAGCGCATCCTGAAGCGGGTGTTCCGGAACGGCTCGTCGGTCTCCTTCGTCGGCGCCAACAGCCCGGGCGGCTTTCGGCGCATCACGGCGCGCATCATCGCATTCGACGAAGTTGACGGTTACCCAGCGCAGGGGGCCGGCGACGAAGGCGACCAGATCGCGCTCGGAACAAAGCGATCGGAATCGTTCTGGAACCGGAAGATCATCTTGGGATCCACCCCGACGATCGATGGCGTCAGCCGCATCCAGAAAGCCTGGGAGGAGAGCGACCAGCGGCGCTACTTCGTGCCGTGCCCCAGGTGCGGTCACAAGCAGACGCTGCGCTGGGAAAACCTTAAATGGGACAAGGCGGAGGACGGGCAGCATCTTCCGAAGACCGCGCACTTCCGCTGCGAAGCGAAAGGCTGCCGGATCGAGGAGCACGACAAGCCCCGGATGATCGACAACGGCGAGTGGGTAGCCGCCAAGCCATCCACCGGCCATGCAGGGTTCCACATCTGGGCGGCCTACTCGCTGTTCCCCAACGCGGCTTGGCAGTATCTGGCCGAGGAGTGGCTGCGGGTCTACCGCGACCCGTCGCAGCGCAAGACGTTCACGAACCTGGTTCTCGGGGAGCCGCACCAGGAAGCCTTTGAGATCACCGACCCTGAGGCTTTGCGGGCGCGGTGCGAGCCGTACAATGACGAGACGCTGCCTGACGATGTGAGGCTGATCACCTACGGCGCCGACACACAGAACGACCGCATCGAAATCACCTTCGTCGCCTGGGGCATGGATGACGAGGCGTGGGTCGCGGTTCACCATGTCGAGATCGGCGACACGTCCAAGATCGACGTGTGGGACCGCTTTGACGCGGTGATATCGTCCCGTTTCAAGACCGAATCTGGCCGGGTGCTGGTGGCGCAGGCCGGCTGCATCGATAGTGCCGGCCATCGCTCCGAGATGGTCTACAAGTTCTGCAGGGATCGGAAACGGCGCCGGGTCTATCCGATCATCGGACGCGGGAATGCGAACCCGAAGCAGCCGCGGCAGATCTGGTCGAAGACCCCTACGCGCACCAAGAACAGCGGCGACAAGCCGTATACGGTGGGCGTCGACACGGCGAAGGACGATCTCTCGTCGAGACTCGCGATACTGCCGCAGGAAGACCGACCGAACCCGCGGGCGATCCACTTCCCCGCAGAGGGGCTGAGCGGCGACTACTTCGAGCAGCTGACCGCCGAGCACGCGGTGATCAAGTACGTCAACAAGCTCCCGCATAGGAAGTGGGAGCCGAAAACGGTCGGGCGCCGGAATGAGGCATGGGACTGCCTCGTCTACGCACTTGCAGCCCGTCTCTCGCTCCCGGTGAAGCTCCGGTCTCAGCCGGCTACGCCCAAAGTGCCCGAACGTGCGACCGACGAACCGGAAGCGCCTGAAACCGAGGCCGATCGCGCAGAGCCGGTGCAGATAACGCCGCCGCCGCGCCCTGTTCGCCAGCGGCCACGCTGGAACATGTACCGATAGGATACCCTGAATGAGCGATGCAAAGCCTCGGGTCCGCGTGAAAGCGGGGGCCTCAGCTTCTCCGCGTGCGGACTCGACGGCGCTGGTGCCGGTTCAGCCCCGGCCGGCCAGAGCTACCGCCCGCCACCTCCGCGGCGATCGAACTGGCCTCCTCAACATGCGCCGTGCCGTCACTCGGGACGCTAAGGTCGACGTCTACGAAGCCGCGGAGCGTGCGTCGGCGCTGGCGCTGGACTTCATCCACAACAGCGGGTGGCTGTCGGGTGCCGTCTCCCAGATCGTCTGTGACACGATCGGTGTCGAGCTCAAGCTCAACTGCCGCGCCCGGCTGGCCGGCTTCGGCTACAGCGACGACGAGGCGAACGCCTGGTGTCGCGCGGTCGAGGCAGCCTGGCTGCAGTGGGCGTGGAACCCGAAGGAATGCGACCTCGGCGGCGAGATGACGATCGCAGAGATGAGCGACGCTATCCTGCGATCCTATCTCGCCTATGGCGAAGGGTTCGGAGTTCTGGATCGGCTCACCAATAGCCAGCGCCGGGCGATGGGCGCCCGCACCGGCCTGAAGGTCTCGCTGGTCGCCCCGCATCGCTGCCCACGCACGACGCGTGAGTTCGAGGGGCTGGAAGGCGGGATATTCCGAGACGCGGTCCGTCGTCCCCAAAAGTACCGGTTCCGCATCCGCGAGGGCGGGCTCGAGATCGACCATGACGTGCCGGCGCAGGATGTCATTCACGTCATGGACCGAGGTGAACATCTGAACGCCGGACGCGGCATCTCGCCGATGTCGCCGATCCTGAAGGTGGCGGCACAGTCGGACCAGCTCGCCGACGCCACACTGGCTGTCGCGCTGATGCAGCAAGCCTTCGCGGCGATTATCAAAAGCCCGGAGGCAAGCACGGAAGCCTTCGAGGCCATCCAGTCGCTCGTCGATACAGATGTCCCTGAAGGCTATGACCCGATCGTGTGGGCCCGGACGGTCGACGGCGTCCGCGCCGATCTTGTCGAGGTGTGGGCAGCCCGCTTCGAGGCGCTGAAAAGCGGCACCCTGTCGCTCACCGACCCGGCGCGCGTCGCTCATCTCGGCCCCGGCGAAGATCTGCAGATGGTGACGGCCTCGGCGCCGCAGAACAATTACGTGCCGTTCGCCCAGAACCTGCAGCGGGAGATCGCGCGGTGCCTCGGCGTTACGTTCGAGAGCTTCACCGGGGACCACTCTAACGCAAACTATTCCTCGGTCCGCATGGCTGTCGCGTCGATATGGCCTATGGTGATGCGGCGTCGCCAGCGCATCGTGGTGCCGTTCGTCCAGGCGATCTTCGAGCAGTGGCTCGAGGAGAGCATCTACGAAGGGCGTATCGCCTTCAAAGGCGGCTACCAGGCGTTCCTGCGCGATCCCGAGGCGGTATTTCAGGCGGAGTTCCAGGGACCGGAGAAGCCCTCAGCCGATCCGTACAAGGATGCGTTGGCGTCGAAGATCCTAATGGAGCTCGGCCTGTCGTCGCACGCCGACGAGGCGATTGCCCGGGGCAAGAACCCGCAGGAACTGCTCACTGCCATCGAGCGCGAGATCAAGGTGATGGAAGCCGCGGGCATCCCGGTACCGTTTGGGCGGCCTCGCGGCGGCGGTGCTGGACCCGATGGCGCGGCTGCGCCTGGCCGTCGCGAGCCTGCAAGGGAAGACGCCTGATGGCCGACGACATCGACTGGTGCGCGCGGGTGGCCCAGCTCCGCGAGATCGAGTTCGCCCGCGTCTCCGGCGACATGCTCGAGGAAGCGCGCTTCGGCGCCGACATGGCCCGCTACACGAAGGTATCGGCGGCCGACCTTCAGGCCGCGATCCAATACGCCGAGCGCCAGTGCGCGAAGTCGCAGGGCAGGCGGTCGCGATACGCTCTCGCCGCAAGGGCGCGGCCTTACTGACGAGGAGGGCCGCATGGCCTGCATTCTCAACGGATCCGACCTTCACCTGGTCGGGGCCGTAGGCTTCGACATTTTCGACGACTACTTCACGCACGCCGACGTTCTGTTGGCGTTCGCCCGTGCCGGTCGCGATAGCGATCTGACGATTCACCTGAACAGCCCGGGCGGGTTCACCGACCAGGGCGAGGGCATCGCCAACGCGATCAAGATGAGGGCAGGCAAGACCACCGTCGTCGTGACGGGCGTTGCCATGTCAGCAGCCACCATCATCGCATGCGCCGCCGACGAGATCGTCATGTGCCAAGGCGCCTTGTGGATGGTGCACGAGCCGCAGATCACCCTTTTCTTCGCCGACAGCAAAGGCGTCGAGAGCGCTGCGCAGTACCAGCGCCTGGTCCTCGATGCCTATGCCGAGGTCTATGTCGAGCGTACCGGCAAGACGGACGGAGAGGTCCGCGCCTGGATGAGCGCGACCACCTACTTCGGTGCGGACGAGGCGATCGAGGCAGGCTTCGCCGACCGCAAGTCGGCAGATGTCATCGACTTTGCCGAAGCCGCGCCAGCCTTCCCGTATGCCGACCAGAAGATATTCGCCCACGCGCCCGACCGCCTCGTTGCGCGGGCGCGGGAGAAGGATTGGACGCTTCGCGCGGCCAAGCAGCCGACGGCGTCCGCCGCGGCAACACCCGGTCAATCACAGGAGATCCCCATGACCGATAAGGATCGGGCGGACGCACTCGCCGCCGAGATCGAGACCCTGAAGGCGGAGATGAAGGCATCCAAGGATGCCGACACCACGGCGTCGCTTCAGGAAGAGCTGGAAACGCTCCGCGCCGAGAAGCAGGCCCGTGAGAACACCGACGCGATCATGGCCCTGGAAGAGGCCAAGGGGCGCGAGCCGCAGGCCAAGGCGCTGGCGGATGCCGGTGTGAAGGCCGAGGCCGCCAAGGCCATCCTCGCCGCGTCCGGCAAGGTCGAAGCCGAGAATGAGCCACGCCGTCTGAACGGTCAGGGTCTCACCGGCAAGACGTCCCCCACCACTGCGCAGGCGCCCTCGATGGTCGCCAACATGCGCAAGCTGCTCGGCCAGAAGGAGGTCGCATAAATGTCCGTTCTCATCAGTGAAGGCCGGTACCCCAGCGACTGGCTGAAGGAATACGAGCACGACTACTCGGTGGAGGAGGTGATCATCGCCTCCGGCGCAGGGATCGTCGACAGCGGCACCGTCGTCGGCAAGATCACGGCCTCCGGCAAGTACGCAGTGGTCACCGTTGCCGCGGTCGATGGCAGCCAAAATGCCGCCGGGATCGTCATGCGTCTCGTCGACGCCACCTCGGCCGACGCCGCTGCCGTGATCGTCGCCCGCAAGGCGAAGGTCGTTCACCAGGGCCTCAAGTACGGCGCCGACGTCGATACGTCCGCCGAGCGGGCCGCCATCCATGCAGCTCTCGGCGCGCTCAATCCGCCGATCCTCGTGCGCGAAGGAGCATAACCGATGAACCCCATCCTCGACATTTTTGGCAACGCGGCGTTCTCGTCGACGTCGCTGACGGCGGCGATCAACATCGTCCCGAACGACTACGGCCGGATCAACGATCTTGGCCTGTTCGTCGGCGAGCCCATCACCACGACCACCGTGGCGGTGCAGTTCGAGAACGGCACGCTCAACCTCCTGCCCACCCGCGAGCGCGGCGCGCCGTCCTCGCTCGGGATGCCGGAGAAGCGCAGCGCCCGCCAGTTCTCCACGTTCCACATCCCTCACGACGATTTCGTGCGGGCGGACGACGTGCAGAACATCATCGCCCGCACTGCGGCGGACGGCGTCCTGGAGTCGGTCCAGAGCCTCGTCAACCGCAAGCAGATCACGATGCGTCGCAAGCACGCGATCACGCTCGAGCACATGCGGATGAGCGCCCTTCGCGGCGAGATCCTCGACTACGACGGCTCGTCCCTGCTGAACCTCTTCAACGAGTTCGGCGTGACGCAGAAGACGGTCGACTTCGTGCTTGGCACTGCGGCCACCGATGTGAAGGCGAAGGCCCGCGAGGTTGTTACCTACATCGAAGACAACCTCATGGGCGAGGTGATGTCGGGCGTTCATGTCCTGGCATCGCCCGAATGGTACGAGAAGTTCATCGGCCACGCGAAGGTCGAGGACATCTTCAAATATTACGATGGCGCCAACAATCCGCTTCGGCAGGACGTTCGCCGCGGCTTCCCGTTCCAGGGTCTCACGATCGAGGAATACCGAGGCTCGGCCACCTACCTGCAGGAAGACGGCACCTACGCCACCCGGCGCTTCGTTCCGGCTGGCGAGGCCATCGCCTTCCCGCTCGGCACGACGGACATGTTCCGGACCTATTGGGCGCCAGCGGACTTCATCGACACCGTCAACACGATGGGCGACGAGATCTATGTCCGCACGGCCATCGATCCCGAATTCCAGCGCTGGGTGAAGATCCACAGCCAGTCGAACCCGCTCCCCATCGTCAAGCGTCCGAAGCTTCTCGTGAAGCTGACGACGAGCAACTGAGGAGGATGATCCCATGCAGGTGAAGAACAAGAAGTCGGGAGAGGTCGAGACGATGCGCTACGGCGCAGCGGCTGCGGCCGTGTCCGCCGGCACCCACAAGCACGTCAACGTCGATGCGGACAAAGCCGTCGCGGATCCTTCGGTGCAGTCGCAGGACTCTTCGGGCAATGGCTCGGCCGATCTGTCTGCCATGACGAAGGACGAGCTCGTCGCCGAGGCGGAGAAGCGCGGTGTCGAGGTGAAGGCCGGAGACACCAAGGCCGAGATTATCAAGGCGCTCGAAGCGCAGTAGCGGCGGGGCCGGTTCGCGCCGGCCCTTCCATTCGATCCGGAGGTCACCATGCCCGTCGTTGCGCGTCATCACTCCATCCGCGATCGAGTTCTCGCGTCTGTGGACAGTGTATTCGCGGAGCCGGTGCGGCTGTCGTTCCTCAAGAGCGGCGCCGTTGATCCCGCGAGGCCCGCTGTCGAAGTCGAGGCGCTTCTTCGTGTCGGAGGCGGCAACGAAACGAACGTGGCGGGAGGCTGGGCTCAGGGCTGGCGCACCCAGCTTGCGGCTGGAAAGGCGGAGCTGTCCATTGACGCCGCTCTTTACGCGGGGCCGGCGATCAAGGTTGGCGACCGGGTGCGGGCGATCTCCCGCCGCGGGCAACCGTGGTTCGAGGTTCTTCGGGTCGATGACCGGGGCGAGACGCGCCTTGTAATGGAGCTTGGCGAAATATGAGCCTTGCACGGATCGCACTACGCATTGCCGCCGTCGAAGCCATCAAGGGCCACACCCTCGTCGGTTCCAAGGTCCTCGACAGTCCGAACGGCGCCCTCGACATCGCCGCTGACGGTACGATGCGGACGGACGAGGATCGTCCCTTCGTCAGCGTCTACACCGACAACGGCACCGTCGAAGGGATGACGGGTCGCAGTTTGGTCGACAACGGATCGTGCGTCCTGGTCATCGAGGCCGGCATCTCGATGGCGATGACCGAAACGGATGAACAGACCGGGGTCTCGCAGATCGTCGGCGTAGCCATCCCCGCCTCCGATCAGAACTTCGAATTCTTTCTCGACCTCGTGCAGCGGCAGATCATCGACGCGCTGTCTGACCCGGACAACGAGTGGGCGGAGATTTATCGCGGCCTGCATTACCGCGTCACGAAGGTCGAGATCGGAGGCAAGCGGAACTCCGATGACGGCCAGCGGCTGGCCGGCCACCAGACCCGGATCACCGTCGACCTGATCGACGATCCCGTGCGCGGCGAGCCGATTGATCCCGGCACCCCCCTGGCGCGGTTCTTCGCCATGCTGGATGCGTCGGCAGACCCGGTCTACCAGGCACAGGCACAGGCCATGCTCGACATTGTCGGCGGTAGCGATCCCGACTGGAAAATACTGCAGCGCCGGCACGGCATGACGGCGGCAGAGCTACTGGCCTTGGGACGCGGGCCGATCGCGCAGGACGAGCTGCGCGAGACGCCGGAGTTCATTGTTGGCGCGGTGGAGGTGGACGGCGTCGGCGACGAGAGAGAGATCGTCTGATGTTCGCCGAGATCATCGGGATGAAGGCCGACATCGAAGCCCTGAAAACAGCGTTCGGCAACAGCCTGAAGTTAGGACCGGTCGAGGAGATCGACGCTGCCAAGGGCTATCGCCTGAAGCTGGGGGAGGGCGCCGATGGCGAGCCGTGGCTATCGCCGTGGCTACCACATCCGGAGACGGGCAAGACCAGTGTTCCCCTGAAGAAGGGGCAGATCGTCGGCGTGATGAGCCCGACCGGCGACATGCGTCAGGGCCTCGTCTTCCGCGGCGGCTACTCGGCCGAGAACGCCAGTCCGAACCAGAACATGGCAGCCAACGTCTTCGAGGACGCAGGCGTCCGGATCGTGGTCGCCGGCGGGGCGCTGACGATCACCACCGGAGGGACGTCCGTCGTCATTTCGTCGGACGGCATAGTGATGAACTCGCCGCGGATCGACTTGAACTGATGCCCGCTGCTCACGTCCTCGGGATGGCCTGCACCGGCCATGGGTGCTGGCCGCCGAGACCCAACGCGGCGGCGAGCCCGAACGTATTCGTCAACGGGATTGCGCTGCATCGGCAGGGCGATGCCTGGAATGCGCACACTTGTCCGCAGATCCCTGAAACGCACGCCAGCGTTCTCGCTGCCGGCTCGCCGACGGTGTTCTGCAACGGCAAGCAGGCGGCCCGCACCGGCGATCCTGTGGCGTGCGGAAGCGCCGCCGCCGGGGGCAGCCCGAACGTCTTCATCGGCCCGTAGGGATATTCCCGCGGGCATCACCCGAAGCCAAGCTAGGAGCTTTGCAATGGAACGGACCACGGCAAAAACCGGGGGCAGCACCGCCGCGACCGACGATGGGCGCAAGACGTACGACGTGAAGCCTGGCGTCCCGTGGATTGCCGGCGAGCGGGTCGGCAAGCGCACCGAGATGGAGCTGTCGCCGAAGGCTGCCGCCTACGACCTGCAGCATGAGCGACTGGCGCTGAAGGGCGGCAAGCGGCCGAAGTCCTGGGATGCCAAGCCCCAGGCCGACAAGAAGGCCGACTGACGCCATGGATTTCGATCGGCGCACGGGGGCGGTCATCGATAACTACGCCTCGGCGCTGCAGTCGGTCGAGGTCATCCTCACCACCCGCGTCGGCGAGCTGGTGATGTTGCGCGAGTTCGGAGCCGCGGTCCTGCCGCTGCTCGGGCGGCTGATGACGCCGCAGCTGTTCGGGGTGTTCCGCGTCCTGCTCGCCGCGGCCATCGATCTCTGGGAGCCGCGCTTCCGGGTCCGCCGGGTCGACGTCGAGGGCGGTGTCGACGCTTTGCGCGCCGGCATCGCCACGATCGGCATCGAGGTCGACTGGCGCCCGCGCGGGCACCTCGGCGACGAGACGGTCGAGGGCGTGCGCAGCTTCGCGCTCACGGCGGGTGCAACAGGAATTATCGAGGTAACGACATGAGCCGCTTCGTCCAGGCGGACCTCGCCGCCCTCGGCCCCATGCCGGCGGTGCTCGAGGTCGACTTCGAGGAAATCCGCGCGCGGCGGGGCGAGTATCTGAAGCTCGCGTTGTCGGAGTTCGGGCTGGATTACGACGTGACGACGATCGAGGCCTCGCCGCTGATGGTCGCCGTGGCGCGCGGCGGCGGCTACGAGGAAATGCTGTTCCGGCAGCTGGTCAACGAGAAGGTCCGCGCCGTTTCGCTGGCGAATGCCGGCGGCGGCGATCTCGACCATATAGCCGCCACCTATTACGAGCTGCTTTCCCGGCAGAGCGACGTCGACGAGCAGGGGAACGTGATCGTCGAAAGCGACGACCGGTTTCGCGATCGCGTCGCGCTCGCCTCGGAGGCATTCTCCACCGCGGGCCCGCTCGGCGCCTATGTGTTCCAGGTGCTCGAGCTGGACGGCGTTCCCGACATCGCCGACGCTTGGGCTTATTCGGAAGAAGACGCGGCCACCTATAGCGCCGGCCTCCACGCCGATGCCTATTCGGTCGGAGCGCGCTCGACGCCCTTTGCCGGGCGCGGCAATGGCGATCCGGTCATCGCGCCCGAAGTCCTGGTGGTGATCCTTCCCGCCGTCGCCTATGGGCCGTGCGACCAGAGCCTCCTGGACCGCGCCTATGCGGCGGCCTCGGCGCGGGACGTGCGCCCGATCGGTGACAATGTCCGGATCGAGCCGGCGGCCGTCGTCGACTATGCGGTGGAGATGACCATCACCTATGCGCGGGGCGCCGACCCGGCACCGCTGATCGCGGCGGCCGAGGTGGCGGTCCGGTCTTATGTCGACAAGCGGCGGCGGGTCGGCGTGAAGGCCGAGGTGCATGGCATCTTCGGCGCGGCCTATGTCTCTGGCGTCGAGGCCGTGACCGGCATCTCGCCGACGACCGACGTCGCCGGCGGATCCAAGCAGGCGCCGAATTGTACCGGCGTCACCATCCATGCGGTGCAGTCGGAAGGGTCGTGGACGTGACGACGGCCGAGCGCGTCACGGCCGCCGGTGCGGTCGCTGCCGCCATCCTTCCGCGGGAAGCCTCGCCGATCGAGAAGGCGCTGCTGACGGTCGAGCTTCTGGCGCTGGCGGATGCCGATCCGCGCGTCATCGCCACGGCCTGGGATCCGTGGCGGTGCCCGACGGTTCTGCTGCCGTGGCTCGCCTGGGCGCTATCGGTCGATGTCTGGGATCCGGCCTGGCCGGAGGCGCGCAAGCGCAAGATGATCGCCGCCTCGCCGATGGTGCATCGGCTGAAGGGAACGCGTGGCGCGGTGCGCCGGGCGCTCGATGCCTTCGACCTCGACTCCACGATCGTCGAATGGTGGGAGGAGACCCCGCCGTCTCGCCGGGGAACGTTCCGGGTCGAGATCATCTACGCAGACGGCGGCCCCGTCTTCGACCTTGCGACGCAGATCCAGGCCATCGAGGCGGTGCGCTCGTCGAAGCCGAAGAGCCGCATTTTCACGACGCGGGCGACCATCCCCTTCGCCGGGCCTCTCGGCTTCCATGCCCATGAGCGGACGTCGCTCGCATGGACGGTGCAGCCCTTCCAGTTCACCGGGGAGACCATCGGTGGCCAGCTGTTCGCTGGCGCTATCACCGCGGGCCTCCTGACGCACACCATCAATCCGAAAGAATAGCGCGCAATGGCCCAGATCAGCTATGCCCTCATCACGACGGTTGGCGCGCAGAAGATCGCGGCAGCCCTCGCTGCCGAGACGTCCATCAATCTCGTCTCGATTGCCATCGGCTCCGGCGCCACCGCGCCGTCTGGCGGTGAGACCGCCCTCTACAGCGAGGTCGCCCGGAAGTCGATTTCCGGGCAGGGCGTCGTGGCTGGCGCGCTCAATACGCTCTATGCCGATATCTATCTGGCGGCGGCGGATGGTCCTTACACCATCACCGAGGCCGGGCTTTTCGACGACACCGGCGCGCTGATCGCCATTGCCCGGGTCAATCCGGCGATCAACAAGCCGATCCCTTCCAGCGGCCAGGTCGTCGAGGGAACGCTGCGCATCCAGATCCAGGTCGCCAACGCGACCGCGGTCGCGATCACCGTCGACCCCTCGATGGCGGTCGCGCTGCAGCGGCTCTCGGTGCTGCCGTGGATCCCGGTCATCTCGGTGACGACGGCGGCGCCGCCGGCCTCGCCGGCGATCGGCGACACCTATGTCATCCCGACCGGCGCCACCGGATCCTGGGCAGGGCATGCCAACAAGGTTGCCGAGTTCACGTCCGCCGGCTGGGCACTGATCACGCCGCGCAACGGCGTCGGCGTCGGCCTGCCCGACGGTCGCGTCTTCATGCGGCTGTCCGGCGTCTTCACCGAGCTGGTGGCCAGTGAGACCAGGAAGGGTTTGGTCGAGCTGGCGACGCGGGCCGAGGCGCTTGCCGGGGCCTCGCAGGCCCTAGGGGTCCATCCGCTCGGCCTCACCGATGCCCGGCGCAAGATGGAATATGTCACTGCGGGCGGTACCGCCAACGCGCTGACGGTCACGCTGGACCCGGCACCGACCGAACTCTACATCGGCATGTCTCTGCGGGTGAGGGTGACGGCTCAGAATACCGGCGCCGTGACGCTGAACGTCAACGGTCTTGGCGCTCAGAACGTCAGCAACTCGAACGCGCCGTTCACCCTTCAGTCAGGTGCTATCCCGCCGACGGCCATCCTTGAACTGGTCTATGCCGGCGGCTCAGGCTGGTTTGTGATCGGGGGCCTACAGGCCACCGCGAACTCTCTCGGCGACGTCAAGCTGGCGTCCAACACCGATGCGCAGACCGGCATGGATGCTGAGAAGGCGCTGACGCCCGCAGCTCTCTCGAGCCGGACCGCGACGGAAACGCGAACCGGCCTTGTCGAGCTGGCGACAGCCGCCGAAGTGGTCGCCGGCACCGACGCGAGTCGCGGGATCACGCCCGCCTCGCTTCTGGCAAGAACGGCGACCGAGACCCGCATCGGTCTTGTCGAGCTGGCGACGCCGGCTGAAACGGCCGCGATGGCGGATCTCGGCCGGGCCGTCACCCCGGGCGGCCTGAAGGAGCAAGTCCGGAAGATCGCAAAGGGGCTGATGATCGTCTACGGCCCCGGCACACACGTATGGGTCTGCCCGGATGACGTGACGCTTGTCCGCGTTTACGGCCGGGGCGGCGGCGGCGGCGGCGGCGGCTGCAGCAACGCGTCGTGGGCTGCCTCCGGCGGCAGCGGTGCCGCCTATTTCGACGGCGTCTATCCCGTCGTGCCGGGGACGAGCTACGCGATCGTCGTGGGCGCGGCGGGCGCCGCGGCGCCCGCCGGCTCCCCAGGTGGCAATGGCGGCCTCACGTCCTTCGCATCCTTTGCGTCTGCGCCGGGCGGTATCGGCGCGCCGGCGGGTTCCGGTTCGCCCAACTCGACGGTGGGGCCGGGCTTCGCCTCGGGTGGTCAGGTGAACATGCAGGGCGGTGTCGGTGGCACCGGCACGCTCGGCGGCCCCCAGGGCGGCGTCGGCGGCGGCAGCTTCAACATCTCTGCGGTCAACCTCCCGCCCATCGGCGGAGGCGGCGGCATCGGTGGCCTCTATCCCGGTCTCGGCGGCAACGGTGCCGGCGGCGTCAACACGGGCGGGGCCGGCGGCCCGGGCCAGCTCATTCTGGAGTATTGATCGATGAAGATCGCTTACGTCGTCAACGATATGATCGTCGACTTCCTCGTGCCGCCGGAGGGGTTCGCGCTCGAGGATAGTTTCCATGCCGACATCATCGCGGCTTCGGAAGAGGTGCCCGATGAAGCCAGGCAGGGCTGGACCCGGCTGGACGGCCTCTTCGTCCCGCCCGCTGCCGCGTCCGATGAGCTGTCGCCGGAGGCGGCTCTTGCCCATGCCGCCGATCGGCGCTGGCGCACCGAGACTGCCGGCACCGTCTGGAACGGCTGGGATCTGCCGACGGACGAACGCAGCCAGGCAAAATACATGGCCGAGCTGCAGGCCGTCGGACTCGACGTGCGTGATGATCCCAGCCCCTGGAAGTTCCCGCATGGTTTCGAGCTGGTGACGAATGCCCAGGTGCAGGAGATGGCGGTCGCGGCGCGCCTGCACGTTCTCGCTTGTTTTCAGCGGGAAGGCGAAGTGCAGGCGGCGATCGTCTCCGGTGCCGTGGTCACGGCCGCCGCGATCGACGACGCTTTCGCCGACGTGATGGCGCCGTGGCAGCCCGATGCCCCGTCCGGCGATTGACCACTGCACGCTCTGGCCAGACCGCCTGGGCGACGTCGACTGGTCGGCATGCTGTGCCGCGCATGATCTCGCCTACGGGCTCGGCGGCGACCGCCTCGAGGCAGATATCGAGATGGCGCTCTGCGTCGCGTCGATTGTCGGATGGCCGATGGCGGCAGTGATGCTCGCCGGCGTCGCGGCCTTCGGCTGGATCTTCCACCGCCGGCAGCGCTGAACCTGCCGCCACACGAAACTAAGGGCTCGCCAATCGGGGGGCCCTTTTCTTTGCCTGGTCATCAATCTGAAAGGAGCGCCCAATGTCGGCCCCCATCTTCGGCATGCAGTTTTCCCGTCCCATGGACGAGCCGGTACCGGTTCTCGGCGCCGACTTCTCCCGCGCGCTTCTGATCGAGACGTCAGAGGATGCCGACGAGGTCATCTTCCCGCTCGGCCAGGCCGTGCGGTTCTCCACCAGCGATCCGGTCTATATCGCCGCGCTCGGCACCGGGCCGCTCGCCGATGCGGTTGCCGGCATCGGCGCCCAGCTCACCGGCGTCAATCGCGGCGCCGACGTCACGGTGGTGCGCGTCGCCGAGGGCCTCGACGTTCCGGCGACCGCCGCCAACATCGTTGCCGCGCTTGCCGATGTCGCCTCGATCCCGTCGGAGACCAACAGCACGCCGCGGCTGATCTGGGCGGGCCGCACCGCCTGGCGCGCCGATCCCCAGACGACCAATCCGGTTGTCGCGGCTCTGCCGATCGCCGCCGAGACGCTCCTGGCGATTGCGGTCGTCGACGTCGACCCGACGTCGGCGGCGCTGGCGATCGACGATCGCGAGACCATGGCCTCGCAGCGGCTGATCCCGGTCGGCATCGCAGCCCGCGTCTACGAGGGCACCGAGATCGTCACCCGGCCGATGGGCCCGCGGGTGCTCGGCCTGTTCATGCGCATCGACAACGAAAACGAGGGGCGGCCCTTCGACCCGATCGCCAACCAGCAGATCTACGGTCTGGCGGGCCTGTCGCGGAAGCTGCCGTTCTCGCTGCTCGACGGTTCGACCGAGGGGCAGATGATGCTCGAGGCGAATGTCTCGATCGTCGCCTCCGGCGAGGTCAATGTCGACGGCGCGGTCGCCGATGGCGGCTTCGTCTTCATCGGTATCGACAACACCGACACCGGCGAGCTGTGGCAGCAGATCCACCAGGTGCGCGGCGCCGACTACATCACGGTGAAGCTCATCCAGATCACCCGGCAGTTCCTCGGCCGCAAGATCACCGCCGACCTGGTCGAGGCCTATATCAACTCGATCCTGTTCATGCTCCGCGACCACAAGGCGGCGGACGACATCCTCGGCTACAACAAGGATGTCTTCATCCCCGACCAGAACTCGCCGGAGCAGATCCGGCTCGGCCGCATCAAGCTCGATCTCGGCATCGAGCCGGCGCCGGTGTTCAAGCGCGCCGACACCGACATTCGCCGGTATCGCCCGGCGGTCGAGGGCCTGGTCGCCGAGATCGTTTCCCGCCTCAACACCGTCGCCTGAAGGAGAACAGATCCATGGCACAGCAGCCCCTTCTCATGCTCACGGCGGTCGACATTCGTCGTGCCACCGAAACCGGAACGTCGCGCGCGACCACGATCGCGACGCTCACCATCCCGCCGGTCAACTTCGTCACCAGCGAGCACTCGCCTGGTGGCGGCGTCGGCGCGGTGAACTTCACCCAGCCGCGCATCGAGGCGCTCGAGCCGACCTTCTCGGCCAAGGGCATCGACCGGGAAGTCTTCCGCGGCATGGGCGTCGTCGACCGCTGGACGTTTGCGGCCGCGTATCGCGACAAGAAGACCAACCGCGACATTCCCGCGCGCGGCATCATCGAGGGCGCGGTCACGTCGTGGGAGCCGGATGAGAGCGACCCCGCCGAAATGCAGGGCTCGAACTACGCCTTCAACGAGGTGACCCATTTCGAGTTCGTGCTGGACGGCGAGGAGCTGATCTATTTCGACTTCTGGGAGCGGGTGATCCGCCGCAACGGCGATGATCTGTTCGCCGGCGTACGCTCGGCACTGGGGGCCTGACCGATGGCGGACAAGCAGAAGTCCGTCACCGTCGATCTCGACTTTCCCGTCACCTTCGACGGGCGCGAAATCGGCTCTCTCACCTTCCGCCGGATGAAGGCGAAGGACGCTTTGGTGGCCGAGGACGAGCCGAACAAGGCGCGGGCTGGCTACCTGATGTTCGCCGCGCTTGCCGGGGTCGACGTCGCGGTGACTGAGGAGCTCGACATCGAGGACATCGAGAAGGTCGGGGAGGCGATCGTTCCCCTGATGGGAAAGTCGGCAAGGGCGGCGATGGAGAAGGCGAAGGCGACGGCGTAGCGTTCCAGTGGCGGGATCTGATCACGTCGATCGCCCGCCACCTGAACACGTCTATCGATGCCGTCGAGGAATGGGACATCGACAAGCTGGTGGCATACCAACGGTCGCTCGGGCGGGTGCTTAAGGCTGAGGCGCCGAAGGGCCGGCGAGGTTAGCTCTGAAAGCCGCTGAGAATGTCGGGTATGGACACGGGTTCACCTGTCCATGGCCGTACGGCAACTTTGCTGCCGTCCACTGCGCTGATGGCCTCATCAGGCATATACTGCTTGGCCTTGCCATTGACCGGGTGCACGACCGGTCGATCCCCATCAGCGGTAACAGCAAAAAGTCCGCCGAAGCTGTCGTCCAAGACGGGATGACAATACACAAACTGGTTGCCGCCGATGTCCTGCGAGTTGCAGACGACCGCATTCCAGCGCCCTGCCTTTACCAAATGAAGCTCGATCGCGTCACGCCCCTCTGAGAGAGCATCTGCCCAAGCTGGTGCGGAGACAAGAAGCGCGATGGCGATGATTATCGACTTGAACATGAACCTCTCCTGTTTTTCCGCAGGGTAAGTGCTCAGCACTGAGCGTCAAGGATTTCGCATGGCCACGCTCACTTCCCAGTTGATCCTCAGTCTGATCGACCGGGTGACTGCCCCCGCGCGCGGCATCGCCGGCGCCGTCGACAATCTGCAGGGGCGCCTAGCGGCGAACAACCGCCAGATGGACGCCATGCGTGGCCGCATGGTCGAGGCGGTGGCTGTAGCCGGGACACTCGCCTACGCCATTGGCGGCCCCATCCGGGCGGCAATGGAATTTGAAAGTGCCATGGCCGACGTCCGCAAGGTCGTCGATTTCCCTACGCCTACCGCCTTCAAGGAGATGGGCGCTGACATCATTGAGATGTCGACACGGTTGCCCATCGCGGCCGAGGGCATTGCAGCCATCGTCGCGGAGGCGGGGCAGTCGGATATCGCGCGTGAGGAGCTTCTGGGTTTCGCAGAGATCGCGTCGAAAGTCTCCGTCGCGTGGGATATGGCGGCCGGAGATACCGGCAAGGCCCTGGCAGAGATCAAGACGCAACTTTCGTTGTCCGTCGCGGGCACGTCCGAGTTGGCGGACGTGATCAACCACCTGTCGAACACATCGGCATCGGCCGCACCGGACCTCGTGGAGTACATGAAGCGGATTGCCTCTGTCGGCGAGATGGGCGGCTTCACGTCCGCCCAGACGGCCGCGCTCGGCTCGGCGATGATCGCGTCCGGCGCCGAAGCGGAGGTGGCCGCGACATCGTTCCGCAACGTCGTCAAGATGATGTCGAGAGGCAATTCGGCAGCGAAGAGTCAGGTTGCGGCTTTCCGTGACCTCGGCATGCACGAAGCCGACGTTGCCAAGGCCTTCGGCAAGGATCCAGTCGCCGCGCTGCGCGAAGTCCTCGTAGCCTTGTCTAAGATCGAAGATCCGGCCAAGCGCATGACGACGGCGTTCGGTGCCTTCGGCGAGGAAGCGCGCGGGTTCATGCCGCTGATCGCCAACATCGAGCTGTATGACAAGGCGTTGGCCGCTGTATCACGTCGGTCCGACTACCTCGGGTCTTCACAGCGGGAATACGAGGAGCGTGCAAAGACCTCAGCGAACGCGATGCAGCTTTTCGCGAACAAAGCTACGGCTGCAGGCATCGCTATAGGCTCGGCGCTCCTTCCGGCGCTTAATGGCGTTATGGACGCTCTCGGCCCGCTAGCGCTTGCCATCGCCCGCTTCGCCGACGCCAACCCCCGCCTGACGTCGACGGTGGTCGCATTGACCGCCGGTCTTGTCGCCCTGCGGGTCGCGTCGCTGGCAGCGCAATTCAGCTTCTTCTGGATGCGCGGGGCATATCTCGCCACGGCAATAGCCGGCCTGAAGGGCATCGGCGGCGCGCTCGGCGCCGTGACGGCGGCGGCCAGCCTGTTCGGTCGCCGGAGTCGTGCGGCGGGGCAGGCAGCCTTCACCGGATTCTCGATGGCGGCGCGATCGGCGGACAAGGCTGCGGCGGCAAGCGCCGCATCGGCGCGGATGATTGCCGGCATGTCCGGCGTTGGCAATGCCGCGGCATCCACGCGCATGATTGCAGGCATGACCGCTGCGTCCGGTGCTCTTGTGCCCGCAGCGGCTGGTGTCACGGGAGCACTGGCGGGCGTCTTCACGGCATTCGTCGCGGGCCTCGCCGGCATCACGGCGCCGGTATGGCTTCTCGTCGGCGGCATCGTTCTGGCAGTCGCCGGCATCGCGGCGTCGGTCTATAAATACTGGGTGCCAATCTCGGAGTTCTTTTCCGGGTTTGCATCTGTCATCGGCGAAGCTCTGAGCGGCGCCATCTCCGCGATCAGCGACTTCGGGTCTCAGTTGGCATCCGCAGTCGGGTCGTGGGCAAAAGAGAAACTGATCGACTTTGGTGTGTGGCTTGGCTTCGATGAGGCCGGCATGCGCGCTGGGTTCGACGCGGCCAAAGCCGTTATATCTGCAGGCATCTCCGACATGATCGCAATGGTCAAGGCCATACCGGGTCAGATCGGTAACTGGTTCGGCGACCTGTTCGAGATGAACCAGTATTCGGAACATGCGACCGCCGAGTTCCGAAGCGCTGGCGAGCGCATGGCGCAGGCGCTTGTTGGTGCCCTGGCTGGCCTGCCAGGCAAAATCGTCGCGGCAATCGGATCGACCGATCTGGCGGGTATCGCCAGCGGTCTGGTCGCAGATATCAAAACGATCCCTGGACGGATCACGGCCGCCCTCGCGAATATTGACATGGCAGCGCCATTCCGAACCGCCTTCCAGACGCTGGGGGCGATCCCGGTTCCGGGTTTTGATGACCTGATAGCGATACCTGGACGGATTGCGTCGGCGTTCGCAAATATGGACATGGCGGCGCCGGTTCGGGTCGCCTTCGATGCGATGCAGAATATCATCGCGGAGATCGTCTCCTTCTTCACCAACCTGACGATCCCGGCGCCGAGCTTCGAGAACGTCGTCGCCGCGTTCAGCGCTCTGGTAGCGGGCATTCGAAAGGCTGTCACCGCGATCGAGGGGCTGGTCAGGCGCGCCAGCAGAGCCGTCTCATCCATCGGAGCGTTCGGATCGACCGCGGCCGGGGCAGGATCGGCCAACGCCAATCCGCTGCAGCCGATCATGCCCGGCGACGTGCCTGCCATTGACGCCGCGCGCGCCGCCGGCGGCGCGATTGCCGGCGGCCGCACCTATCTCGTCGGAGAGGAGGGTCCGGAGCTGATCACGCCAAACCGAAGCGGCTTCGTGCATCCCGCCGACGAGACCGCTGGCATGATGGTGCCGCGCGGGCGGGGCGGTGGCGGTGCGTCGACCGGATATGCCGGCACGCCGGTGATCAATCTCGGCGGCATCACGATCAATCCCGGCCCCGGCATGGATGAAGCCGCGCTTGCCGAAAAGACCGCGCGGGCGATCGACAAGGCCATCAGGGACGCCTTCTCCGGCGGCCACTGGAACGGCGGATACAGGGTGGCCTGATGCTCTATTCGATCGGTACCGTCGATCTGGACACGCGGCCTTTCAGCGTCGAGACGGTCGAGCGCTCGGCCTCGGCCGACTTCGCCGTCAAGCCGCTGATCGGCACGCTGCCCGGCCGCGAATTCATGGGTGAAGGCGAGGACCGGCTCACCGTGTCGGGGCAGCTGCTGCCCTCGAAGATCGGTGGCTTGACCCAGCTCGAGGCGCTGCACTCGTTCCGCCGCGCCGGGCAGCGTCTGCCGGTCATGCGCGGCGACGGCAGAATGCTCGGCTGGTTCGTCATCGAGGAAATCCGCGAAAGCCACAGCAATCTGATGCGGGATGGCGTCGGCTTCACGGTCGGCCATTCGGTAACGATGGCGCGGACGTCGCCGGAAGGCGCCAGCGCCAGCATCATCGGCGCGCTGTTGTCGATCTTCGGTGCCATCGGGAGATGAAAATGGCCAGGCCGATATTGGTGCGCGGCGAGTCGATCCTGCTCGACCAGCTTCTGACCGCAGAGTTCGGACCGGTCCGGGCACGCGAGACGATGATCGCGGCGCTCGATCTGAACCCGGGGCTGGCCGAGCACGGCGCCGTCATCCCCGTGGGGACAACGGTGCTCATTCCCGACCCACCGTCGGCGGCGCCATCGGCCCGCCGCGTCGTCTCACTATTCGGATAGGTCATGGCCTGGAAAGTCGCCTGGAGCGTCCTGATCGACGGGCAGGACGTCACCGCGAACATGCGGCCGTTCCTCACCGATATCAGCGTCTCGGACAAGGATGGCACGGCGAGCGACAGCTGCTCGCTCAGCTTCGATGATTCCGGCGGCCAGGCGCTGCTGCCGCAAGACGGCGCGCGGGTGATCATCGCCCTTGAAGGCGCGCAGATCTTCGAGGGCACGGTCGACAGCGTCCGATCCGCGGGCTCGCGCGGCGGCGGTCGCATGCTGTCCGTGACCGCCAAGGGCTTCGACGCGAAGGGCAAGGTGAAGGACGGCCAGCGCTGGCACATGGACGACGCCACGCTGCAGGAGGCACTCGGCAAGGCCGCTGAGATGGGCGGCCTCGCCGGGGTGGTTTTAGACCCGGCCTTCGCGGCGATCCGGCGGCCATACTGGAGCCCTGACGGCGAGACCTTTCTTGGCTGGGGGCAGAAGCTGGCGCGCGAGCTGGGCGCGACGTTCAAGATCCGCGGCGACCGCGCCGTGCTGGCAAAGCGCGGTCAGGGTCTCAGCGCCGCCGGCGGCGCGATGCCAACCGTCCTGGCGCGCATCCCGGGCAACGTCATCTCCTGGGAGATCTCGCCGGTCGCCAATCGCGGCCGCTACAAGCGCGCGACGGTGCGGTTCTTCGACCGGGAGAACGCGACGTTCCGGACCGAGGAGGTGACGGTCGAGGGCGTCGAGGGCGTCGAGGCGTCGGACGCGGTGCAGACCGATGCGGCTGATGCCGACCAGGCGAAGGGAATTGCTGAAGCCCGCGGCCGCGAAAGCGAGCGCGAGGGCGGCGGCGGCACGATCGAGATGGATCTTGCCGTCGAGGCGCAGGCCGAAGGCACGGTGATCCTCGCCGGCGCCCGCCCGGGCATCGACGGCACCTACCGCATCGTCGGCGTGACCCACAAGGCGACGCGCTCTGGGGGCGCCACGACCAGCCTCGAAATCAAGCAGCCGACGGGCGAGGCCGGAAAGGACGGCCGCGCCGCATCCGGCGCGCCGCCGGCGAGCGTGCCGGTCCCGACGCCGGCGCCGCGATAGCGTCGTGGCTTCCACCATCCACCCGGCCGCATCAAGCGGCCGTTTTCTTGAGCCCGTCCCGGTCCGCCGTGGCGGGCTTTCTCGTTGATGGAGATCCGTCATGGATATCAGTCCCGCCGGCGCGACGTTCGTCGGCCATCATGAGGGGTTCGTCCCTCGCTACTATCTCGACCCGGTCGGGGTCGGGACGATCGGTACCGGTTTTACCTGGGCGTCCTCGGCGCTCCGGACCTGGTGGGGGAAGAACCGTCCCAGCCAGAAGTTCGGGCCGGGCGCCACGATGACCCGGGCCGAAGCGGCCGAGGTGCTTATCCTGCTGATGCGGGAGGAGTACGGGGCCGCGGTGAACCGCTTCCTCGGCAAGGCGGTCGCGCAGCACGTCTTCGACGCGATGGCGTCCGTCACCTTCAACTGCGGCGCCGGCACGCTGTCGGATCGCTGGGCGGCCGCCGCCAAGCGCGGCGACATGAAGGACGCAGCCGATCTCCTGAAGACCACGCGGGTGACGGCGAAGGGCAAGCGCCTGGCGGGTCTCTTCTCGCGCCGGCTGGACGAGTCCGAGCTGATCGAGCAGGCCGATTACACGATCGGGCGTCCGGAGGCGGACCCGATGGCCGACGGCATGCTGGTGCGCGGCGAGCAGGGGGAGGCGGTGCGGCAGCTGCAGCTCGATCTGCAGGCGGTCGGCATCTACGCCGACGGCGTCGCGGACGGGATCTTCGGCTACGGCACCGAGGCGGCGGTGATGGAGTTCCAGCGCTCGGTCGGGCTCAAGGATGACGGCTATGCCGGACCCGCGACGCTCGCCGCTTTGAAGGGCGTGGAGCCGGCCCAGCCGATCGTCGTGCCGGAAAAGCCGGCACCGCTGCCGGTCCCTATTGCGCCGACGCCTGTCGAGCCGGCACCGGGCGCGCCGCTCACTGCCATCCAGTACCTCACCATCATCGAGGCCGCGACCGACGGCCTTCGCCAGCACTACGGAGCCTGACCCATGTCGAAATGGATTCCCGATCGCAAGGTGTGGACTGGCGGCCTGTTCGCCGTCCTCGCCTTCCTGGCTGTGCTGGCGCTCAACACATGGGCCGGCACCGACATCCCGATCGAAGCGGGCGCCTTCATTGCACTCGGCATCGGCAAGGCGCTGGAATACATCCTGCCGCCGTCGGTGCTCGACATCATCAAGCGGGTCAACAACGACATCGTGGCGATCGCCGCCGCGTCACCGGAATCGAAGGTGAGCCCGGAGGTCGGCCCCGTCGCGGCAAGGGCGGCTCAGTCCGACGACGCCTTCGAGGTGATCATGAAGCGGATGGGCCGGTGAGCACGTTCCGCTGCACCTTCTGGGGCGTCGTCGCCGGCGTGGCGGTTATCGCCTTGCTGGCGCTGAGCGCGTCGCCGGTGTGACCCATGCCGAATTCGCCAGCGGTGCGCCGCTCCACTGCACAAATCAAGCCCGGGACCGAGCAGCGCAACATGACCCCTGATATCCAGGAATATCTGGAAGCCATCCCAGTCCTCCTGATGGTCGGCTCCGCTATAGCTGCCGTCGTCGCATGGCTCATCAACCGACGTGACAAGCAACGGGCGTCGCAGCTGTCGGCGTCCGAGCTGGCCCGCGAGAAGGCAGAGAAGGCCCGCATTCAGGAACGGCAGGACCACATCGACGAACTTCGTGCTGCCGAGGCCTCACGCGAGGCCGAGCGCCGTGAGATGCGGGAGGACCGAGAGCAGTTCTACGACAAGCTGATGCACGAGTTGGCCCGCATCACGCAGGCCTATGATGCAATGCGCGAGCGTCACGATGAGGAAATGAAGCGCGGCATCAGCCTGCGGGTTTCGCTGGCCGACGCCGCGCTGCGGGAGAAGGATCTCCAAGCCACGATCATCGAACTTACCAAAGAGGTGAAGAAGCTGCAGGGCGTCATCGCTGACATGGAACGGCGGCTGGAAGCTCGAGAGGCGAAGACTGATGCGCGGGACGCCGAGGAAGACCGGGGGCACGAAGCGTAG